CTTCTTTTCTGCTTCACGTTTGACTGAATACGCGATGGCAACGGCCTGCTTGACGGGCTTGCCAGCTTTAACTTCAGCTTTGACGTTCTTGCGAAAGGCTTCGGGTGATTTTGATTTAACCAGTGGCATGATTATTTCTTCTTTGCAGTTTTGGCAGATTCTTTAAACGCTTTGGCAGTTGGCGCACCCTTGTCGCCTGGCTGGCGCATCTTCTCTTTGCTGCCAGCGGCTATGCGCTCACGTTTTGCATGGATATTGGCATATAAGCCGGGTTTGGTAGCCATATCAACACTTCCATCGTTTAAGAGCTGCTTTAGCGCGTTCGCCATCTTTGGCGTTGGCCGCTACTGCGCCCATTCTTGCACAAAATGAATCCTTGCGCCCCTGATCTGCTTTAGTCTTGGGGTTAGGCGCTGGCGCCTTCAAGTTAGAACCCGTTGCGGCATTGTACTTAGCGCGGCCCTTCTCGGTCAAGCCAGCACCTTTGCTGACCGGCAACTTTTCACCGCGACCAACGCTTAGAGACACACTCTTTTTAGCCATTACGATCCCATCCAAGAAGTTGCAACCACGCCTCTGCCATTGTACGCTCGGCGCTGCGTGGATTCACGCGCCTCACGGTGGGCTACTGGGAAGGCAAAAGTGACGCATATAGCGTCAGCCGCGTCAGGCGAGGCCAATCCGCGTGCCTTCATGTCCTTTTTCGACTCCAAAAAAATAGTCCCTTTGGAGTCGGGCTTCATCATAGGCGAAATTAAATCAGTTTTAAGAAACCTGTCAAGCGGGATTGAAGCAGTTTTTAGCCAATCCTTCATTTTGCCCCACATTTCGGCCCTTTTGTTGCCATACATGACCGGATTTGCCGATTTATTGCCAAAGTTGACACCTTTGATTTTGTACCTTTGTTCCTTCAAACGGTCAACAATGCCCGCCCCAAGGCCGCCTTCGTCGATCACAACCAGCGCGGGCTTGTATTCCTCAATCGCCTCGATCACATGACCAACCACAGTCATGGTGTCGTCGCCCCTGTGGCGCTGAATAGCGATAATGTCCCGTCCCTGCCTGACAGCGATGACTGTTGCATCCGCGCCAAAGCGGGCCGGATCTACGCCGATCACAATTGGGGCGCTGGCATCGCGGTAAGGACTACGTTTCATCGCTTCGTCTACTAGACTGGCCGATATGAACTGATCGTCGCCCTCAGACGGGAACTGACCGTAGACCTCAACGTGCGCTTGTGATGAGTCAGCGCCATATTCGTCGATGATTTGCTGATAGACCTGTTTGTCCGTCCCTTCGACCGTTCGGGCGTCCACCACCTTGGTCGTCCAGAACTCGCGTTTGCTGTTAAACGCTTCGTAGAAGTACCCAGTGTTGCGCCGTGGGTTACTAAACGCCATCCAAAAGCGGTTAGGCGTGTTCTCTGTAAAGAAACCACTCGTCACCGCCCAGATGCTGTCGTCAATACCTGACGCCTCGTCGAACACGACCAACACACCATCAAAGTTGTGGACACCCGCGTAAGCGTCGGGATTCTCCGCTGACCACAAGCGCCCTTCCACGCCCCAATATCTGGTTCCCTTTTTCAAGTCACGCTCGACCAGTTCCGTGAGCCACTTGGCTGGCATCAGTCTGGTGGCCGACACCTCAAACCAGTGGCTGTTAAGCGCCATCGCCAGCCACTTGGTAATCTCGGCCCATGTGACCGAGCGTAGCTGAGACTCGCTGTTGGCCGAGATGATGGTCGTTGAGCCGATGCGGGTTGTGAGCATCCAGATTGTGATCCATGACACTAACGCCGACTTACCAATACCACGGCCAGATGACACGGCGTGGCGTAGGGTGTTGAAGTCTAGTCGGCCTTGGTTGTCTTTGATGTGATCGGCGATGGTTTGGAGGACTTCACGCTGCCATTTGCGTGGGCCTTTGAAATGCTCCAGCGGCGTGCCAGGCTGACCCCAAGGAAACGCGAACATCACAAACGCCAAGGGGTTGTCCTTGATCGCTGGCGCCCACAGACGCGCCATGAGTTCCTGTTCGTCTTCAGCGCTGTATATGGTCGATTGCATTTAGTTGTGGCTCGATTATGTTGGCGTCTTCGACTGTTAAGGCTCGCTTAGTCGCCTCGGCCAGCGCGCCAGTGATTGAGATGCGCTGATCCACCTCGACAGATATGGCCTGCTTGGCCACCCAGCCGTGTTGATGTTTGAGGATTTCTAACGCCGCCTTGGCGTCGCCTTGTTTGGCTGCCGCGTGGAGTACTTGGGAGAGTTCGATCTCACCATCTGCCTTGCCCTTCTGCGCGGCGAGTTCCACCACGGGGTCAAGTTGCGTGAGTTGTCTGTATTCAATAGGCAGCATGCCTGCGGCCAGTGCGAGTGCGTCGCCTTTGAGGCCCAGCTTGGCCGCGTCATATACCGCCTTCAAGCGCGATTCTGTCGCTTCGACCTTGCGCGGTGTAAATGGAATCGAATGGAACATGTGTTCTCCATGCAGTTTGCACGTGGTGTGAGTTTACAACAAAAAATAAAAAATTGTTCGTGAACGCTACGTTTTTGCTGGCCCTTTGCGCTCGGCCCTACCCCCTCCCCCTTGGCCGCAAACAACATGCCATTAGGGTTTACCCTGTGGGTCATGTGGTCATTGTGGGCACGTTGCATCGCGCCATTGTGTCGCGCGGTTTACATGGCCGCATGGTTTGTGAGTCATTGTGGGTCATCCCCTTTTCATGACTCACGTTGACCCACAGTCATGACACGCGGAAAAGGCGCGAACTTTGTGCGCGCGGTTTGTGGGTCATGTGAGTCATTGTGAAGGCACTTTTAAATCGCGCGCCGCCCAGCGCTTTGCGCTACTTAACATAACATAGACATATTTTTATAGATGAAGATATTGATAACTCACATTAACACACAAACGGATTTTTTCTATATGCCACAAGGCTTTGAGCGTAGGTCATTGAGGCACGCAAAAACCGCACACCCTCCGCACACATTCGCACACGCATAAGGGTTTGTCCCTAGAAAATAATTGTTGACAGTGTAAAAGAATCCTTTACAATATATTCACCGGCGCAAACAAAGCAACGGTAAAACCTAACCTACAGTAAAGGGCAAACATGAAAGAAATTCTAATTTATGGCTTAGCGCGCGGCGAAACGCGTGACTATATGGAAGATATTTTGGCAAACTTTGCATCTAGCGCAAACGACGCCGCGAATATTGAGAAAGTCAAAACCGCCGCGATCGCCGCCGGTTTTCATTCTTTTCGCGTTGCAACCTATAACGGCGAAGCCCCTAACTTTGCAAAGGCGGTGAATGTATGACTTTCAAAGTAGTTGAAAAACAAAACCCGCTAGCGGTTCACGTTATTTGCGACACACGCGAACGCGCCCAATTTTGGATTGACACCAGGGCGCCGGAATACGCCGCAAAAGGCTATTTCATGGATAAAACATTAACCGCCGATAGCTTCACCATTAAGGAAACAAAATGAACTACTTCAACGCCGGTCACCCAAAGGGCACTATTTGCGTTTTACGTCAATGCGCGGGCACATGGCACGCGTTAGCGTTGCCCGTTACCGCATGGCGCGAATATAACGGCGCTTTTTCAATCTGGAGGGCTTAAACCATGAAACAAACAATTTATGACATCGCCGCCGCCGTGCTTATCGGCTTACTTTTAACCGTGGGCGCGTTGGCCTACTTTGACATTCTCACAAAATAAGGGGCTTACCATGTACCAAACAATTAACACCGTTTCAACTTTCCGCGATGAATTCCGCGCATGCGGCCGCGCCGACCAATTCTCTTATGAAGCCCTCGGGCTTTTGTTTGATTATTTTGAAGCCTTCGAAATGGACACTGGCGAAGAAATTGAACTTGACGTTATTTCTATTTGTTGCGACTTTAGCGAAGACAGCCCCGAGAACATCCGCGACCAATACGGCATCGACACTGAGGGCATGAACGAAGACGAAGCCATAGCCGAAGTTATCGCAACACTTGAGGATAACGGCGCTTATGTAGGCAAAACATCAACCGGCACCATCATCTACAGGAACTATTGAAATGAAAAAATTCATTGTAAGAGCATCTTATTCAGCCATGTGCCAGACTGAAGTTGAGGCCGAGAACATAGACGAAGCCTATGAGATCGCCAAGAAGTTGGATGGCAGTGTGTACGACACAGTATGTGACCCAGACGACTGGCACATTGAAGACATCTGGGAGGCCACAAAATGAAAACCTACACAGTCGAAATCCGATACACAGCGTTTGCCAACTACACCATCGAGGCCACAAGCAAAGCAGACGCAGAGGCGCAGGCATGGGCAGAGGTAGACGCAGACCCTGACCACGCTATGAGCTATGGTGAATGGGAACTAATGAGCATTGAAAAGGAGGTGTCACCATGCACGACATAAAAGAACAACTGGGCATTATCTGGGACGCCTTGGAAGCATACCGCGCCGACCTTATCCCCGAGGGTGACGAACAATTTGACGAAATCTGGGACGACATTTGCACCGCCATGGCGGTTATTGAGGAGGACTTGAAACCATGACCGCAGAACTAAAAGCCAAGATTGTCGAGCTATTAGAGGACAACCACCCAAACGACATGGCGCATTTTTTAAATATTGAGCACCGCGAAGCCTTAAAAATAGTGCATGAGATATACAGGGATGGCGGTCTAATGAAACCGCAGTACTGGGAAGCCGAGCAAGTGGACGACAACTTGTGGGCTATTTATGGCAAAGACCGCGCAGGCGAATACATAGACGAAAACGGGGATTATCTCGGGTTTGACACCGAGGCAGAGGCCAACGAATACATCAAGGGGATTAAATGACACATTACGACCGCACAAAAATAACGTTTCACCGTGGCAATGCCTTCACCGCCGAGGGCATCGACGCGGAACCCTTCGCCACTTTCACGATTGACGATCTAGTCAACCATGAATTGATTGAGGCCATCTGTACCTTAGTTCGCGCCCACGTCAACGAAGCGCACAAAGATTTCTGCAACATCAAACTATCAACCGAAGATTGGGACTCATAAAATGATTACTTTTGAACACCACGGCATAACCGTCAAATGCAAGCCTGAAAACGCTGCGACATACCGCGCCGCCATGGACAAGCCGCCCAAAATCAAAATTAAAATTGACCGCCGGTTTGACTGTATGCGGAGGCATTACCCCAAGTTTTACGCGGGGTTGACGACGACGGCGGATTATGTGCGCGAATATGCAAGCATCAACGACCACCAACACTTGATTGCTTTAGAGTACACGCACGCTGACCGGCTCGCGCCCATGCTGGACGTTACCGCGCCCGAAGTGCTAGAGGAAATTGACCCCGATTATGTGCCCACGGCTAAGGCGCGCAAGATCACACCTAAGCAGGCCATTATTCAAGCCTTGGACGCGCTCAAGGCGGGCGACATTGACACGGCTCAATGTATTCTGACGGAGGCGCTGAAATGAACCCGACTATTGCCGAAGCGCTTGCGCCTTTTCGCCCTCTTACCTATACCGAGCATTATTACGTTGACCTTGGTTACCGGCACGAACTAGGCAAGGCCGAGGAATACGAATACAAACAAGCGCACGCCGAGGGGCCGGAAGCCCGCCGCCTTATGAATCGGGGTGCATTAGAGGCCATGCAGAGGGCGTATTGATGGTTTTACTAATTGCGCTTATACTGGGCGCGCTGTTAGCGGTTCTCCTCGATCTGTAAGCAGTTGCCACACCTCACAAGCCCCTTCATAGGGGCTTTTTTTTATGTTGACGCCGTAGGCGGCGGCATTGCCTTACTTCACCAACTTCATTAGCGGTGACTTGCCGTCAGGCTCGCAAGCGTCCCTTAGTTCTGACTTGGAACGGTTGACCATATCAGGGGCGCAGAAAACGTGTTTCTTGGTCGTATGCGCCCGCGACTTGAGCAGACCCATATCAACCCAGCCCGCCTCACGGAACGCATGCAACAAGGCCGCCACGGGCAATTTCATACCCGCAGGGGCCACGCCAGTGAGACGGTCACACGTTGACTGCCACGGGCCGCCCAGCACGCCAGACGCAAACTCACCCAAACGCGCCCTCATCATTTCAACAAGGAACGACTCCGCGCCACTCATGCCCGTCTCGACCATGATGGCCTTGGCCTCGGTCATTGGGGGCGCAGCGCCAGCATTAAACGCCGACACGTCACGGGCGGCGAGCCACGCCGCTACCGCCGCGAACCCGCCCGACTTGTACCACGCCCACATGCGGGCGGCGGCGTCAGATTCCATGCACAAGGCATCCGACCACAAAACAAACCAGCGGCGATCATTCGAGGGGATGGTGATCGCCATGCGCTCATTAGAAAACGCGACCACTTGCAAACGGTTGACGGCCTCATACGGTGCTAGACCCTTACGCTGAATTGACAAGAATTCAGGCGGGGCGGCGATCACGGGCTTGAGACTGTTCTCAAGGGCGCGGCGGTCAGACGCCTCTGGCTGGCGCAACTCGTTAATAATGAGCACTTCGCACTCAAGGTGATAACCCCAAGGGGTTGACAAGTCTTTGTTGTCCAGCTTTTTGACGTTGGCAAGTGAATCACCGCCGACCGCCCAAAAGAACGGTGCCCACATCGTATCCTTGCCTGAGCCGGGGTGACCGCCATGCAGGACGGCGTGATTGACTTTGATGTTAGGGTTTTGCACTTTAAAAGCCATCACGTTCAGGACGTGCTCACGCTCAATGCTGTCAGGAATCATGCGCTCAACGTGGTCAAGCCACGGCGTAGGGTCAACACCCGCAGCCACGGGCGGGCGGGCATCGCGCCAGCGGTTGCCGTACACCAGACCCTCACGGGCGCAAAGGATTGTCTCGCCGGGGGCGTAGGTCACACCGACCAGCGTTTTCGCGCCCTTGGCCTGACGGTTCTCATCAAAGCAGACAGACGCCTCGATCTTGCGCTGATTGTGGATTGACTTGCATGAGATGTGACGGAACAGGGCGTTAAAAGTACCGCGCCCGATCTCGCGGCGGTCGTTCATGTCGAAGTAGGCGTCATCGTCTTGGATGTAGGCAAAGCGCTCCCACCAGCCCTCCTTCTCAATGCGGCCTAGTTCCTTGCGCTCGACCTCGGCGACGATGGCCGCGCCAGCATCGGGGAACGCCTCAGTCGGGTTCAGTTTAGAAAGTGCCTGATCCATGGCCATCGTCAGCAGTTCCTCGCGCAGACCTGGGGCATGCTTGGGGCCGCCTTGATCGGCCACCCATTTCAAAAACGCATTAGAGTCAAAGTCAATACAGTGGCTATGCAGGCAGCGATAAGCGCGGTTTGCAGGCATGTAACGGCCTTCAGGGTTGCCGTCTGTGTGCTCTGCATTGTTAGGGCAGATCACGCCAGCCCAGCCCTCATGATTAGGCTTAGACAACAACACGCCATGGCCAGACAGCCACGCCATCACATCGTCTGCGCCATCGTCTGACAAACGGATTGGACGCACGCCAACAGAGTCAGCTGGAGCCGGTGTTATGTTAAGTGCAGTGCAGATTTCATCAAGTGTGAATTCGCGCTTAGGTTCAAACTCGACCAGTTTGGCCGCAAAGTTATTGCGACCGGGCTTGAGGTTGATCGAGCCGGGCAAGCGAAAGTTACGCACCGCGTTGACTGCGCCTTTGTCGGTGTAGCCTGCATCGGCCACAGACTTGATGGCGGCGGCAAAGTCGGCCTTAGTTGGCTGCTCTGAAAAGGCATAGCCCCACTGAAACGAGCCGGGCGACGTCTCAATCTTCCAAGTTGGCTCAAGCGGCGGGATGTTAGGGGCTTTCTCAGGGTCGCCCACGTCATCCAGCACCATCACAAGCACATACTCACAATGCGCTACGCTGGCGCTTGGATAACCATCTTTGAAACGGTCAACAATAAACGACGCGGTGTTGCCATAGATCGCCCAGTCTTTTTTAATCTTGGCGTCAGGCAACATAGCAGGCCAAGTGCATTTGATCGCACCGTCAGGAAAAAATTGCATCTCACCGTCTTTAAGCATGGGCTTTTGACGCACGATCAGCGCAGTCTCACCCTTTGGGGCTAAAGAAATTAAAAATTCAAGAAAGTTCATTTGCCATACCTTTTCATAGTTTCAACTTCAGCGGCCAAGGGCAAGCCATCTGCCCATGCTGGCGCTGTACACATCACACGTTTTAAATTCTCTGCCGCTTCTGGGTCGGCTGTTTCGACAACGATTTCGTCATGCACATGGAGCACAACGTCATCGAGTTGTCTGAGGGAATGTCGGAGTAGATCATTGGCGACCGCCTGAGTCACATTTTCACATGCCAAGCCTTTCCAAAGGCGGGCGCGTGGCCATTCTTTTGCATCTTGCGCGGGCTTCCATGCCGCCTTGGCATAACTGACGCCCTCCGATTCCAGTTTGGCATAGG